AAGTGGTCCTAAAGTAGATAGTTTCATGCGGAATCTCGCTGGGAACACAATTGAGGTGACTAACGATACTTGGATGGCCAACTACATGGGCATACCTCAAACAGCTTTTTCTGGTTCTCTGAATCCGTCAAAAACAGATCCAGGCAAAGGTCCAGGCTATCTAGCGGCTAACGTTCTTACGAGAAATGCGGCAGATGTGCTGAGTAACCGTTTGGGTGAGAAGGTGACCGGACCTGAAATACAGGAGATGGTTTGGTCCTGGGCCAAAGCGGTCGTAGAAAGCTCTCGAAGTCAGGGCATGCGGCCAATAGACTTTGTTAAAGAAGGAAAGCTAACTGATTCGTTGGTTAACGACACTCCTGATTTCTCAAGCCTTTTGAATGATCCTGATCTACCTTACAAAAAAATCTTAGACGAGACTGGTAAACAGGTTACGAAACCATCCGTCAAACGAGATTTGAGCGGCAACAAAACTCAAGAAATCATGAGCAAAAGCGAAACCTTGAGGCGTGATGTTGAAAGAGCTGCAAAGAGGCTGCAAAGAATCAAGGCTGATAAAACCGCCTTGGGAGTCCTCACACCTTTGATAGGGGTGGCAATATTAGAGATCGATAAGGGGCAACCGAGCCAAGTCGGAGAGGTCAAGATGGAAGCTGCTCAAGGTGGTTCAGTTTCTATGCTTGCTCCACCAG